ACAGCCGTAATCTTTTGATTTACCACTTGCGCTTCGTCTGTAGCGGTTAGCGTAGGGGCTGGCAGATTAAACGGTGATGGCAGCGTAGTATTATCTAGGCTAAAAACCTTTTCATCAGCGTTCCAATCATAGACCGCACTATTGTTTTCGCGTAGGGCTAAATCTACCGTTAAAATCGGATCGCCTTGCTCACCAGACGCCACGCTAAACGACCACTCGCTAACCTGAAAAACCTTCTGCGTAAAGCCCAGCCGCGAGTTAGTTATATAGATATTATCGCCTACAGATATATCAAACGCATTTAGATTGCAGTTAAGCTGCATAGATACCTGCTGGCGGTTGCGATAAAGGGCAATCTTTGCCAATCTCTGCGCCATCGGGCTAGATGTAGTGTAGGGCAGATTATAGTTTATAAACTTTCTATCGCCCCCATCCTCTGCCTCAAACGTGCTAGAAGTTAGCGCAGGATAGTCTGCGGCTACGAAATTAGTAACTTCTGGCGAGAATATGCCTTTGATGGCGTTATAGTTATCGCGCTTAGAACGCTTAGTCTGCACGTTAATGGCATCTATCACATCATCTTCGTCTATAGTTACTGTAGGCGCAACATATTTAGCCACCTTTATAGTAAACTTGCCGTTAACGTAAGATATAATGCCACCGCAACTAGTAATCATTTCCTCTAGAATACGCTTTGGCGCGTTGTTGGTCTGCATAACACCGTGGAACTCATAGCGGTTTTCTGTACCACCGCCAGATAAGGCAACGCTTTCATCGCATATATTGGCGGCTGATTGAAACGCAGTGTCGTTTATTTCTGCGGCTGTAGCCCCTACGCCATAGGTACTATTCATAAGGTAATCGCGGATGCAAAGCGCAGGGTTCGCGCTGTAAACCGCAGTGGCTGTACGAGGGTCGTATACCTTTTTGCCCTCTACTACGGCAGATATATTGGGGATGCCGTTAGGAAAAGCGTTGCGGTCAAAATCCAACCGCGCATAAATATAGGCGATGCCAGATAGCTTATGATTAGCAGACCAGCCTGCGCCACTCTCTGCCACTAGGTCAGCATCTGCGGCTTGTCCTGTAGTGCCTAGATGTGTATTAATACGCACTTTGTTTGCATATTGCGATGGTGCGGTAACGTTGCCAGAACCATCTAGCGTTACAGCTTGGTCATCAATATAAATAGTGTCGAAACTGTTTATCTCATGCGTAGCTATCAAAATAACTAAATGCAGCTTCTGGTCGCTGTCGGTACTTTCTGCGTGGGCTAGCAAGCCTGATATGCGCGTTTTGCCGTAAACGAACCTGCGCGGATGCGTAGGCTGTTTAATCATCTGCGTTCTGTTTTGTGCGTCTGCCGCGTAATCGGCATATGATGGCAGGTCTGGCTTTGGCGTTAGTGCGTGAGATGCACCAGCCGCAGCAATAGTAGCCGCAGCCATAGCCCAATTACCGCTAACCGCATAAATAGTTGCAGTAATAATGGTGGCAGGGTCTTTTACCGCCTGTTTAACACCACCAACAAAGCTGGAAAACCACGACATTATCTAGCCCCACAATATTTGTTTTTGCTGTAAATCAGCGACAAATTCTAACCCTTTATCGTTAGGGTAATCTATCTTTTGATCCTCGCTAGTATAACGCCTTTCTCTGGCAATCTCCAAATCTATCAGGCGGCTTTCACCAGTTATATTTATCGTGGCTATATCGTTGCTTTCAGCTACGTTCATGACGTCCATATGCCCCTTAAACAGTACATATGGCGTGTCATTTATGCTGCCTGCAGTGTCTAACGTGCCAAAATAAAGCGTAATATCTCTGCCCTGATAGTTTTCTGACAAAGCCGCAGATAGCAAATTAGACGGTATGCCCGATAGCTGCACGTTTATACCAGTAGCCCTAATCTCGCTAGTTTCGTCTACGGTAGTTAGCTGCATAAAATCAGCCGCGCCTGTATAGGTATCGCTGCCGATGGTGATGTTACCGTAGCCTGTCCATAGCCGTATAGCACCGCCAGAAAAATCCATTTCTACAGCAAAAAACGGCTGTACCTCGTCAGCCGATAGCGCGTTTGTAAAATCAGTGCCTAGGGAACGTGTCATAGTGCCTCTACCGCCCCAAATGTCATGCTATAAAAGCCAGCCTGATTAATCTGCCAATCTGTTACATTAGTGCCTAACCTGAACAGGCCAACCGCGCTGCTAACGACCACTGTAGCCCCATCGCTAGGACTGCTACGCAAATCAGGCCAAATAGTTAGTGCCGCCTCACCAGATGCGTTTGTGTCTACATCGTCCAGAACTTTATATAATTGTGCGCTAGTGCCAGTGCCTAGCTGTATATAATCGCCTGCCAAGAGGTAGCCTGTCTCTGATGTAGGCAAGCCATCTATGTTTAGCGTTCCACCAGTTTGCGATGCGCCATTCACAACAGGCGTTCCAGCCGTACTTGATGCAGTGCCGCGCGGTGTAGCCGCGTTAGGATCGCCCATAGTAAACGTGCCATAAGAGCCGTATAGCTTCATAAAAAAGCTAATCCAAACCTCTGCCTGTGCGCGTTTCATAGGCGGCAGTGTTATATCTGCTTCCCAGCGTTGCCCTGCGTGTTTATGCACCTGCTGTTTAAGGTTAAAAGGCGATACCGTAGTGCCGATAACATTACGCGCTATTAGATTTATGCTTGCTACGCCTGATGTGGGGAATGTAAGCGGATAAGTTATTGCCATCGTTTATGCCCCGAATGCTGTGCCGAATGAACCGCCACGCCTTTTAGCGTCTAGAACGCCAGAAACGGCTGCGTTTTGTATCTGCGGCAACATATTCATTACCTCTGTTCTGACTGTCTGCGCTACGCCAGTCGTTAAATTGATGGTTTGGTTTACGGTTACACCGCCACCGCCGCCCATAGCGTTATTAGGAACTATAGTGCCGCTTTGATTAGGCACGAACATTTCTGCACCCCGCTCCCCAACCATATACGCCTTACCAGCCGTAACTGAACCGCCATTCGCTCTAAAGCCGCCAAATAGTGCGCCTAGTGGATTGCCGCCACCGCCCATACCGCCCATAATACTGCCCAACGCTTTACGCGCGGCTATTCGGGCTAAATCAGATAGAATACTGTTAGCCATAGAGCGAAACGCATCTTTAGCAGACATAGTGCCAGTAACCATACCCGCAAACGCATCTTCTAAACGGCCTAGACCATCTAAAGCCATTTTTTCTGTTGCAGATTTCATATCATTAGCTGCATCTATATACTTTTCAAATGCTGTTTTACTGCGCTCGCCTAAATTTGTAATCTTGTTGCCGATTTCATCATAGGTGACACCGACACTGGCTACCTCAAATTTAACATTTCTAAAGCCTTCCGCTGCCTCTTCATTTGATTTAGTTAAATCGTCTATGCTGTTTTTTACTAAGCCAGTAGATTCTTCTACATAATTGAACTGATTAGAAATCATACGCAAATTAGTAGATAATTCTTTGCCAAAAATTACGTTATCAATACGAGGCAAGGCGGTAATAACCTCGCCTACTTTATTAAAAGCATCAATAAAGAAGTTAACGAAATCTCTAGCTCCATCAATAGCAACAGCAAAACCTAAAACAATCTTTTGTGTTAGTAGCTTTGCAAAGTTAGCCAGAGGCGGTAAAACAAAAGCGGTTATTTGTTGCCCAAAAGATGAAAACGTCCTGCCTAAAGCATCGAATAAATCGTTTGCCTCTTCTACAGCTTTTGCCTGATCATCTGTAAGCGTTAAAGTTAAATCGTTAAACTTGCCCTGTAGCTTTTCAACCTCTGCTGAACCGTTTTGCAAAGTGTTTACAAGGTTAACGCCTGACCGCCCAAACAAATCAAAAGCAATACGCACCCTATCGGCAGGGCTTTCTATCTGCGCTAAACGGTCTGATACTTCGTCTAATAATTCGCTGGTAGGGCGCAAGTTGTTTTGTGCGTCTGTTACAGTTATGCCTAACGCCTCAAAAGACCGCAGGCCAGTGCCGATGCCAGTAGACGCCTCAGAGATAGCGCGGCTAAAACGTGTTAGCCCCTTTTCTAATTCTTCTGCTGATGCACCTGTTTGGCTGGCTGCAAACTGTAAAGATTGTAATTCGTTCACAGTTAGCCCTAAACGAGATGATGCTTTTGCTAAATCATCTATCTGCGTGGCAAATTGCTTCAACGCTACACCTGCGGCTAAACCAGCTAGGGATGTTCTAACATTTACAATAGATTTACCTACGCGGCCTAAACCAGCCCGAACAGATGAAAAAGCTTGCCGCGTTTTGTCGATGGCTGTTAACTGAATTTTAAGATTTTGGTTTGCCATCTTCTATCACCTTAAAATAAGCCATCCACTCGTTAAACTCTGACAGGCTCAATTCTTCTATCTCGCCCTGAGTTTTGTGTAAACGATCCGCCAAGCCCATCATGTTTAGCCTTAACGGATCGCTTTTTAGTTTTTTTCCTGTTCCTCTACGCTTGCAACATCGCCAAACATTTTGCCAGCAATATCTGCGATAAGGTTAACAGGCTCGCGCATCAACGTTGCTTTATCTTCTAACGTAAATACGCGGTTGCCGTCTGTATCTTCTGCTTTTGCTATAATCAGGTCAATCATGCCAGCTATGGTCATATTATTGAGAAAATCTTTATGCTTTCTCTGTAACTTGTCCATATCGCCAGCAGTAATCGCTCCAACATACAAAAGAATGGGCGCATCATCACCCCATTCGGGGACTTCAATAACGCGCCTTTCTTTATTGCGGTTAGCCGCAATCTGATTACCAAGAGACATAATTTAGACAGTGCCTTCTGCAAGTGCGCCAGTGCCTTGGAATGAAACCGAAGCCTCTACCATACCGTCAAATGATGCGGTAATAGTGCGTCCTGTTACAATAATAGAACCTGATAGCTGGTGATCGCCTGTTGTGTCACCCTCTACCTGAACGCTTATTGTACCTGTATCGCCTACCTGAACGTCTAGCTGCCCTGTATCTGTATCATCAAAATAAACATCCATAGAGCCGCTAAATGTTTTCAGACCGCTGGTGTACGTTCTGTCTGCATCACCAATGCTGCTATCTTCGATAACATCCATTGTTTGCTCTAAAGAATATGTGCGAATTTCGCCAATAGTGTTGCTGCCGATTTTTACAACACCGTCTTTACCCACTAAAGTTGCCATTTAAAAATCTCCTATTAAGCGGCAGTTTCTACGTCATTTTCAAGTGTGCGGTATTGCACCTCAACAGTGAAACGGGCTATAGCAAGCGTTGTTTCACCATCGCCAGTATAATCCGCCTCAAACGCGGTAACTTGCAAATCTTTTGACAAGCCACCAAGCGTTACATCTGCTGCTAAAGCTTCCTCTACTTCTACAGCAATCGTGTCTAGCGTGTTATCTACGTTTGTCATATTAGTTACAAACGCCTCTACGCCAATTTCTAAAACCCTATTTATAGAACGCGGTATGTGTAGCGTATCAAACTCAACCGCCTCTGATTTACTGAAAACAGCCAAAGCTGGTAACTTAGCTTTCTCTAGCGGAAAGACGCGGCTGCGGTAGACATTACTGCCTGTAGTGCTTAGGCCAGTTAACGCTGTAACTACTGCATCCCTAATCTGTTTTCTAACGTGCGCCATTATGCTGGTACTTCTAAAACAAAGGTTGTAATGCCAGTGCCATCATCCTGCACTATTCTAACAAAATGGTCTAAACCGTTAATGCGAAACTGGTCATTTTCTGCTGCGTTAGGAACGTCTGCTGTTCTGCATACAAAGCGTTTTTGTTGCATCGCAACACCGATATTACCACCCACATCAACTTCTATAAATTCGTTATCGAAGATACCGTTAACGTTAGACTGACCACCAGCTAGCGGAAAATATACCGCAGTAATACCAAAATCATCAGTACCAAAAAATATTGCTCTATCGTCTGCGGTTTCTACAGCCATTATTCTGCGCTTTCAGTTTTAACCTTTTTAACTGGCGCATCCTTAGATGCAAAGCCTCTATCGATTAGCTTTTGCGCTATAGCGTTAGGCAAATCATATTCCTTGCCTTTTGTCAAAGCCGCGCCACCACCTACGCAATCTTCTTTAATAAAAACCTTCATTTCTTTTTCGCGCTTCTTTTAACAAGTGAGCCAGCAGATTTTCTAGTAAGGCCAACCGCGCGGTCTGTCATGCTTGTATCGTCATGCGGCTGGGCTTTGCCTATGTTAATCAAATCAAGGCCAATGTTATCTGGCAAATCTATAACATCGCCAGCAGTAACCTCTTTGCCCTGCACTAAGCAAGTGCGTGTAACTTTTACCTTCATCACAATCCCCTATAAAGATAGCAAGGGCGGCTGATACCGCCCCTGCTGTTTATATTTAGGCATCAATGTCCAAGCAAGCCGCAAACGACTGTGCGTGGCGTACTGCGATGTCCATTTCCTGCATCACGCGGATACGTACTGCGCCTGATGAACCTGCTGTGTAAGGGTCAATCAGAATATCAGGTGTAGAGAAGAAGCCCATCATCAACTGTGAGAAATCACCGAAGATCATAGCTGACAATGCGCTGCCTGTACCTTTTGTAAGGTCAGACGGTACGTTGTTGGTGATTGCCAAGTTATAACCATATAGGCTATTCCAAGGCGCATCCAGCAACATCACGCTATCAGTAGAAGCTACTTTAGCAGTAGACGCCATCAGTGACTTTACCTTCGGGTTTGTCAGGTATGCCAGTGAATTACCGTTAATTGCGGCATTGTCTACTTCTACTTCTTTAACAAGGTTAACAATATCGTCCCAAGCAATCGCGCCACCGTTTGTACCGACAGCAACAGAACCGATGCCAGTAGTACCAGTGATGCCTGTTGGCTCGTTAGAACCGCCACCCTCGATAGCTACATCTTCGATTTTCTGTGCGATGCTGTTTAGCAGGTCATCGCGCACAATCTGTTCTACAGATGGGTCACTCTGGATCATCAGCAGGCGTGATACGTCTGTAAACGCGCCCAGTGATTTAGGTGACATTGTAATCTGTGAGAATGTTGCATTAACCTCTGCGGTTGCACCGTTCTCTGCTACGAAACCAGCAGATACGCCAGTAGCAAGCTTCGGAATAGCTACATCGCCTTTTAGACCAGACATTACGCGAGAACCTAACTCAGAGAAAACCAGACGGGCGCGTAGCGCGTCTACAAACTCATTGCCTAGATGTTCGGTAGGGCGTAAGAAACCACCAGCACTATCTGTGCCAACAGTCAAATCACGCTTGCCTGTCCAGAACTGGTCTGGTGCGTAGAAGCCGCGAGCCTCACGACCAGAGCGTTGTGCGATTTCTTCTGAAACTTCACGCTCTAAGCCCTGTAGGCCAGAACCGTTTACCAGACCGCGTACAGCTTTCATAAAGCTATAGTCGCGCTGCTCTTTTGCAGACATTTCAACCGCGCCAACAGACTGTTCTAACGGTGTGCCTTCGCCAATTGCGTCCAGTAGAACGCCTCTGAACTGTGCAACAGATAGGCCATCGCCAATTGCTTGGTCGGCTAAGTCTCTGCGGTTATGCTTTTGTGCTAGCTTAATGATTTCGCCAGCATTCTTCTGGAAATCGCGCTTAGCTGCTTCTGATGCTGCTTCGCGGATTTCATCCACATTTTGTTCTGTCATTTTTGGAGTTTCCTTCACTTCTATGACGGTTTTTGTTTCAGCACTGCGATTAACGCCTACCCCTGCATCTGCAGGAACGCTCACAATACTAGCCTCGTATGGCATCCAAGAATTAACGCTGACTGTGCCAGCCCTATCATTCTTAGCGTCCATATTGCGGATTTGGTAGCCGATGCTGACGTTGCTTCTGATACCATCCTTAACGTCATCGTAAATCTCTCTAGCAAGCGCACTTTTTCCAAAGCGAACCACTGCCCGTAGTCTGCGGTCAGTTTTATCGAGATATGTACGTTCGACAACGCCAATTTGTTTGGTTAAATCGTGGTCTAGCAGTAAAGGTGCGTGACCACTGTTTAACCTTGTTAAATCTACAGCCTCTTCGCTATGCTCTAGCACTTCTAGGCCAAATGAACGCTCTACAGGCTCTTCTGATGATAGAGACATTCGCACCCTGCGGTCATCTTCATCAACCATTTCGCTTTCTGCTGCGCGATAATTCAGCGCAGAACGGTCAAAGCGTTCCATTTCTTCATCATCCTCATCATAACCAGCAGTTTCTGTAACTACAGGCTCTGACATTTCGCTTTTGCCGAAGGTGATAACATACTCGTCATCAGTTTCGACAACATTTTT